TAGAAGTAGGAATTAGTACTTCCGCAGATATATCATGCGATCCAAGTTCAGGTATTAATACTTCGGTAGACACAGAATGCGATCCAGATTCAGGTACTACAACTTCGACAGATAATGGCGATACTCCAGAAGTAGGAATTAGTACTTCCGTAGATATATCATGCGATCCAAGTTCAGGTATTAATACTTCGGTAGACACAGAATGCGATCCAGATTCAGGTACTACAACTTCGACAGATAATGGCGATACTCCAGAAGTAGGAATTAGTACTTCCGCAGATATATCACGCGATCCAAGTTCAGGTACTACAACTTTTGCAGACACACCCAACGATTCAGTAAGCTCAGGTACTAATAATTCTGAAGATACCGCTGATACTCCAGAAGTAGGAATTATTACTTCTGCAGATATATTATGCGATCCAAGTTCAGGTACTACAACTTTTGCAGATACATCCAACGATTCAGTAAGCTCAGGTACTAATAATTCTGAAGATACCGCTGATACTCCAGAAGTAGGAATTATTACTTCTACAAGTATATCATGCGGTACAGATCTAGGCACTACAACTTCGGCAGATACACCCAACGATTCAGTAAACTCGGGAAGTAATACTTCTGCAGATACAGTTGATATGCCGATCTTTGGGGGCAGTACTTTTGCAAATACAAACAGATTGTTAGTAAAAACAGGCGCAAGCACCTCGGCCTCAAAACTTGAAGCTGGCAACGCGGGCCTAATAACATTTATGAAAAAACTAGAAGGCCCTGATTTAGGCTCAGACTTGTTTACCTCAAATATACTGGGCCCGACATTCGGTATCCTTAAAAAAGACCCGAGAAAAAGAGGGCCGTCAAAGGGGTGGCAACCGTACCCCTTTTTTAAGGCCGGGCTGCGATACTGCTTGAGAATTCTGTCGGGTTTATTATCCGAATCTAAATCGCAATACCCTAGTTTTTGGCTGCAGCCAAAAGGAGGTACTAGCTTAGCGTTTCTTTTAGTATAACGAAACTTAGCTGAATCCCGGCGTAAATAGTTTTTGCCGGGCCTATACCAATCTTGAGATGGCATTAAAAAACAACCTATGCACGGCTGTCGGCTCGATGCGTTTTGGAAATAGATCCAGTTGCTTTGTCGTACGCAGCTCCAAGGGAACCCCCGTAGTTAGGATGTTGTGTTCCGTAACCTTGCTCTACTGTCTTGTGACTGTCGGCTATTCTTAAACGCTTCTTTTTTTCTTTAACGCTTTTTTCGTATGGCTGCTTGCTGTGGTGATATTTGATCATAGAATTTTATTGCTGATATTGATTCATCCCTTGCGGGTTACTATTACCCATACCACTAGCAGCGGCAGATACGCCATCCCTTGGCTCAGGGCTTTCTCCCCCGCCTTGGGCCGCATTATCACCTAGCATCTTTGCAATCTCAGCCTCGCTCTTTGGATCGGCTGGTGCTTCGGCGGGTAAAAATTCATCGGTCTTCTCAAAGCCCATAGCATCCAAAATACGCTTAAGCATAGGACGAATAAATGGGCGCATCTCGGGAGGAGATTGGAAGTATCTGTCCTGGGTCTGCAATGCAAGATTTGCTTTCTCAATAGCACGCTGACCTTGGTCCTGAGAAAGTATGACCCGTGTATTGATACCAATATTACGGATCGCATCAGGAGTCATTACGCCAAAGGATCGTACATCTCCTTCCATGTACTCAAATACTTCCTCCTCATCAATGGTGGCCATGGTGACTTGTACAAGCTTGGTCAAATGCTCCTCAAACCCACGAACAATTCTACGCATCCATCGACGACCAATCTTACTCGCCTCGCGCAAAGTTGCTTCCACACCGGTTGCTGTATTAGCAGGAGCCAATGCCTGATAATCTCCCTGGGCCATATTGGATACACCGAGCCAGAGCTGGACAATTCCAAATACAAAGTCGATTAAGTCCTGCGTTCTAATATCTACATTAGGAACAGCAGCAAAGTTTATAAAGTCATCGATGCTATATTGATCCTTAAGCTCGAAGATCTTTCCTGCATGCAGCTCGACATCTTCGGGCTCGTCCTCGACCGCTTGCGCATTGACACCAATGATCGGATTGGCAGCGAGCTCATTGCGATAGCTTTGCGAATTAAATTGTTTATCGACATATTCTTGAAAGCTGCGAATTCTTTCGGGCAGGCTCTGTCCGCACCACTTATTTCTCTCTTTCCCAATGGAAACAGCAGTATATGGAACCTTGTTATCAGGGGTTAACTTAGCGACATACTCATAGTATATAGGCTTCTCCGTCTCGGTATCTATGAATATACAAAATTCTTGCGGGATGCCGGTACCTAAGACATCACGCTTGATCCAACACTCAATGATTGGAACGACTGGATTCTCATCAGAATCAAAGTCTAAATTCTCTTTTCTTTCCTCGTTTTCCTGAGTCTCCGACCTTGGATTTGCGTCCTTTTTAATGAGGTTTAAGTACTCAGGAAATGTGATCCATTCCCGATTCATGAACATTTCACGAACCCATCTAAGATCCTTATCGTATAATTCTACAAGGATGTCGGCCTCGTCCACAGATTCTGCGGTCGTAGGACAGAGGAAACGGTCCGAGTCTATGACCTCCGACCTTGGGCCTTTGTACTTTACCTGTTGGGTTGGTACCCCTTGCGGGAGAGGTTGAAACTCGTGTACCCCTGGGATCATTTGAAAACTTGGATCGGTCGCAAGTCGAAGCTCTGTGTCTCCGGTCAGAGGATTTAGTTCGGGTATGAACTGTGCCTCGCCCTCAATGATTGGGCCTTCTCCAGGGATCTCTTCAAAAGATCCGGTCTGGTTATTGAACAGACCATTTCTTTCGTAATCATACCATACGGAAATATCTTCCCGGTATGTAGACTTTAAAATTAATGCACGCTGGATAAAAAGGTGCAGGTATGACTCTTCGAGACGCTCTCTTGTCTTTGCCTGATCTTCTATTTTCCAGTTGAAATACTTGTCGTAGGATTCAGCCATTTCCAGGTCGCTCGCTCCCTGTGCTTCGAATTTGAAATAGGGACTCGTCCCAGTTATTTCATCTTCTGCTCTGGCCATGAAATGATCTACGACAAGGGAGGTCATAGGAACAGACAGATTGGAGTGGTGGAAGATACCGTCGTAATCTATGCGGTCAGTACGATCGTTGTGGTATGTCTTCCAGGATATCTTGTCTGCTTCAATCCTTTCCCGATTATCCTCCTTAAGCTGTCTTACTCTTTCGAGCGCATACTCAACAAGTTTTTCTTCCTGCTTTTTGTTTAACTTAAGGTTTGATTCCTTCATGTACTATTATGAAATTCCGAGAGCCTGAGCTTTTTTAATGACCGCGACATATGCAGCATGTTCCTTTTTTTCTAGGTCCGCAATGCGTTGCAATTTCTGATCTTGGGTAAGCGCTTTGGAAGATTCTATCTTAGATTTCTGCGCTCGAATCTTAGACTTTAGCGCGTCTGCATATTTTACAGAGCTCGATAATGTAAGCAGCTCTTTCATTTCCTGCTGTGTATACGCATATTCTGTGGGTCCTGCTACTTTTGCCGCTTTAACTGCACGCTCAGCTGTCTTGTTTGCAGTGCGAATCTGGTAGTATGTATTCTTGGTACTAGCGTTAGAGGTAGATGAGCGGTAGAACCTGTTTGTTATAGGCATCTTGTTCGCATCAAACTTACCGTAGTCTTCAGATGTTCCGGGTAAACCTGGCCATAGCAACCCACCAAATGCGGCATTTAATAACTGACCAGGGCCACCGGTATAACCAAGAAGAATATGCTCTAACTGGCTACCGGAAATATCCCACTTCATATCAGAATCATCCAAGCTCTTTAAAGGATCCGCTCCAAAAATACCTGAGAAAGATCCTTTCACCTGATCACTTCCGCCCATGAACTCATTTATACTTTTGGATAACGCGGTCCAATGCTCCTGCGTTCTTTTCGGATCCATCATATGAGCAGGCTTGGGGGCTTCGAATGGGCGGTCTTCCATCCGTATAGGTGCATCCATGAAATTTTTATTGGCCCACACTTCAAAGAAAGGTTTTACCGGTGTGGGCATAAAAGCAGTGCCCAGACCAGCGCCTCCTACAGGATTGAAAGAATTAAGGGTGGCGGCCATATTTCGAGAAATGAAATCCATAGGCCCAGATCCACCTCGGCCCATAGCATATTTTGCGAATACATCCATCGCTGTCTGCCCCATCGTCCAGAACATATTGTAGCCTAATGCCAATGGGATTCCGACATACCCGGTATTCTCTTTACCGGGCATACTAATCAAAGCGGTGGTATCCCTTCGATAAGATGATATGCGATCATATCCTGGCTCGTCTTCGTCCTCATCATCGTCGATTAAACGATTAAACAAATTCACAAGCATGGAAGCTAATACTATACCGGTTATTAACTTAGCGCTGCCCTCTAGCCCTCTCTTGTGAAAAGTCTGAATCATACGATCCATAGAGTTCATAGACGCCCCGAAAAATACAAAGAATGCACCAAAGGTCTGAGTCATTGTACCCTTCTGGTTAAAGTCTACGGTTACATTTCTTGAAATATTTGCTGCCTCATGTACAGACCTGCCATTCTCAATAGCAGACCAAAAAGCGGACATACGAACCGTGTTCTCCACCGCAGTATTCATGGAGTCAAAAGTATCTACTGCTTTTCTAAGCATCTTTCTTTCAGACTTTTTACTCTTCTTTCCTTTTGCCTGCATTTTTTGCAGATCTTCAATATTTTCTGTGACAGGTTTTTGCCTGAAATAACCAACCTTAGCACCATTCTGAACGGCAAATTGATACATTCTTTCGTAGTCCTTATCGGCAAGAATCTTTTTTGCATACTCATTTGATGCCTTAGTATCTTTCGGAATGTCCATTAAAGTGGCCTCCCCCCTAGCCTTTCGCTCTTCGACCCTAAGGATACCACCCATAAAACCTTTTAGGCGTTTGTAAGAGAAAACATTCTTAGCGAACTCTTTTTTATTATCCTCGGTAAGATGGATGTACGCGGTCTGTAAATCTCTGAAAAAGTTGGGGATAAGGAACGCAGGATTTTTTGATGTGAACATACTCGCCATGAAACGAGTAACCGCGTTTACCCCGCTAAGAAATGCGGGAAGTGTTTCGTATCGAAGGTTTTTTATTGAGGATGCAAAGCGCATACCTGGCTCATTATTCTGCATCTCAATATAAAAAGGCTCCCCGTTCTTGCGGTATGTAAATACAAGCGGGTTGTTTTGAAACTCCTTGTTTATCTCCCGGCGAGCCATGACTAGCCCGTCTATTTTCTGACCGTCTACAACCAACTTTTCTGTTTTTATTTCGTAATGCTTTTTAACCTCTACCCGACGGAATTCTTTTTTGAACACCGCATTTTCGCCTTCGAATAAGTCACGAGCGGTTTCTATGATAGTTGGATCCTTTTCAATTTTGCTAAGAATTTCTTTCCCTCCTGGCACATTGTTTAAGTCTAATAGCGGCAAAGCATCGCCACTTACTTCTTTTCCGAAATAAGCAACTGCACGGAAAATCTCAAAGGCCAGCCCGAAAGCATTGGAAACGGTGTTCTTTTGGCCAAGGATGGCACCTTCATAATATTGAGACTGTGCAACGGGGAAAACCATTTCAGGGTCTGGAGCAACGGCATTTTCACCAAGCCGGCCGAACGATCCTTTGAATAGGAACTTATGCTTAGGCATATCCCATGCACGACCGGCTGCAGTACTAGATTTCCCGCCAATCTCATATGCACGCTCATTATCAAATAAGGTCTGCGTTTCACCCTCGAAGCCCTGCATGGGTGCGTAAGAATAGTTATTATCTTGGCCGTTAAACTGGTACATGAAAGCCGAACCACCTTGTTTTTTCCAATTGAATGATGAGCTGGCGTTAACCATGGCGAGTTCTTCGTTAATCCCGCCGTCCTTGTCGTTCTTCATTAAGCCGCCTTCTCTACGATGTATCAGACCTTCACGGTTAAACTCGTAAAACTTCTGCAAAGGATTTCTTTCGTCTTTAAGAAAGGCTGAGAAGTTTTTGTCCTTCTCCATGGTCTGGACAACTTCAATTGCAAGCTCGGTAGATACGCCACTCATACGATCGCCATTCTTATCAATCATCTCCTGAATGGCTTCTTTATGTTCGTCCTTTGCATCTTTAAGATACTCAAGATATAGCTTTTTTATATGTTCGTTTCGACTAGGGGCAGCACGAGCGATTAAATACTTACCCCACTGCTCATTAGAAATTCCATGGTCAAGGAGCGCATCTTCAATAGGCTCAATAAAACGAAGGTGGGCCTGACGAACGATTTCGTCCGTTTTACCAAAGTACTGCTGCCAAAGACCTTTGACATCGAGGGCTTCAAGCAAGTCCTTATTTTCGATGCCTAAGTCTTTTAGTGCTTTAGATATAATACCCGTAGAGGGGCGTGCGCTATCCAAAGCTGCTGCAACGACACCGTCTTTACTGAAACTCTTTTTGTGCTTAGCAAAATAGTCTTTTAAGTCCTGCCTGCCGGACTCTCCTAAACCTACTTTATTAGCAAGCTGTGTGAGAATCCGTGTGGCCGCGATCGAATCATCTGTTACTCCAGAAGATAGCGAGCTAGTACCAGGATCCATGACTCTCACCTTTAGCTTTGCATAGTTTAGATGCTGCTTAAGATCCTTGGCCCATTTATACATTAAATACTTTTTGGTGGGAGGCATGGGCATATCAAACGCATTCCAAAAGACTTCGTCTGTGCGGAACTCGCGCATGATCTTTTCAAGAGAAAGTGCTTTGCCGTCTTTCTTAAGATTAAACAGTTTCCGATTCGTTTCAGTGCCGGATAATGCTTGGGATATTTTATCGTTTAAAGGATCTAGTGTGAAATCAGAACCTCTGAAAGATACAGGATCATTTAATTTTATATCCTCGATCTTATTAATCTGCTTGGAGTCTACAGCTTCGCCACTTACACCATCACCCTTTTGAACACCTTTAAAACCGCTGTCATCAGTTTCCATATTATCAAGAACACCTTCAGGGGCATCCTCTCTAATGAAGTCTTCGATGGAGTTATCGATCGTGTTTCGCTGCAGAACATTTGTTGCATTCGAAGAGTTTTTTGATGTCTCAGTTTCATCAAACCCACGACCGTCGGCCAGACGCACGCGGCCTGCATCGTAAACCGCTTGGATAATAGGTTTAACCTGCTTAACCGCAGTATCAATATCGGGCACTCCATTACTCCACAATGTATTAGTCTCTGATATTTGAGTACTCTTACCATTATCTAATACAACAGTTCTGCGCACCTCCTCGGATAAGTTCTTCCATCCTGACTTTTTGGGATTCTTTGAAGCTACAAAAGTTGGGTCTTCTTTAATATTAAGCAGCTTATACGCTTCCTTAATAAAATCTGCCCATACATATGGAACGATGCCTCCAGCAGGTCCGCCAGGGAGTTGCTTATAATTGTCACCATTAACCTCAGACGATGGCTCGTATTGAAGAGATAGAACGGCTTTCTTTAATGCATTATCTGATTTGGGATTGAACTTCTTGGTCTTGATCTGACTAAGTAAATACTCAACAAATTGAACAGGGCTTACAGAGTTGCCCGAGGATATTCCAGAAGTAGCTTGTGCATCCATCAACGCGACTTGTTGGCGAGCACGGCTTTCAATTTCTGGATTATCAATCAAGAACTGATCACGAGCACGAGATTCTAAATTCTTAGGAAGTACATGACCGTTACCCTTCTTCCACAAACCTTTTACTCTTTTGACCTTCAGCTTTTTACCGTCGGGCTTTGTGATTTCATATACGGGAATGTCCTGATACTTCTCGCTGTTAAATTCTTCAGCCAATGCTTTTTCCATGGCCTGAGACCTTTTATTTTCCAAGCTCCTAGCAATGTCCGGGCTCATCTGCTCAGAACCAGAACCTGTACCAAAAGTTGTACGGCTTGGTGAAAAGTCTTCGGCTCGGGATGCAGCGAAAAGGTCGAGAACTGCGATTCCTTGGTCGGCGGACCCACGGGCAAATGATCCGTGCCCTTTGCCAGATTTTACTGTTTGTGTATCAAGCTCGCCCAATGCAAAGAATTCATACTCATCAGGAGATGCAACATCTGCACCCCACGCCTTTGCTGCTTGTGTACTCTCCTCAGCAATCTTTTCAGAAACAACTTCTTCAAACTCAGACTTTGCTTTGTCTCTAAGATCTTCGTACTTCTTTTTTGCTTCCTCGTAGGCATCTTCAATACCTTCTATTTTTCGAAGCTCTTTAGCTATAAATAGACGGCGCTCATCCGCAGTTAATTTATTCCAAGCTTGCAGGTCGCCAGTCCATCCAGGTTCAGATTTTGATTCATCAGGCTTTCTGCGGTTTGCAACGCCCATATCCTCGGCAATATCAGACTCCCAAATATCAGTGATCTTATCGATCGCATCCAACTTTTCTTTGTAGAATAAGAACTCTGTCAATGTCTCAGTCCACTGCTTACCACCATGAATCTTAGCAAAATATCCACCGGTCTCTTCTCCTTGAAATGCACCGATCTCATCGTAGTCAAAGTACAAGGCTGCAAGTTTTTGCCTAAGACCAGGTATCCTTGCTCCTTTTACATCTTTGCCGGGCTTATTCAAAGCAGGTGATTTGCCGGGCTTTATTGCACCGGTTGTTTCGAGCTCCTCGTCGTATCCATTAAGCATGCGCTCTATACGGGCACGCTCCTTTGGATCATCCGTTTTTTCTAGAAGCTGCTCATATTCGGCAATATCCTTAGCAATCTCAGATGCTCGTAATTCTAAAATCTGGTGGTACCTTTGCTGCTTCGATCCCCGAAAATCACGATCGTCCAATATCTCAAGCCCGCGACCGGTAGCCAATTCATAGACTGCCATTTCGGAAAGCATGACCCTGTCAATATCTCCATTTACCAAATCGCGATAATTTTTACCTGCTTTCTTATCCATCTCCCGCAATCTGAAGAGCATCATACTTGCAATAGGTGTACCCTTTTCAGACTGGAAAAATAGTCGATCCTTGTCCGTATATCGGTTGGTTCCTACACCCTCCGGCATAGCGACTGATGCACGCACAGCATCAAGCATATTGACATATTCCTGCACTGTTTTGCCACCGAACCAACTGAGCTTGTCCGTAAGCTTCCTACCATTTAAAAACGGATTGAATGCCTGGCTTTTATCGATGCCTGAGCCAAGGGCGGTTGGGTCCGTAGAAATGACATTACCGTCCTTGTCCTGGATCTCGTCTATTTGAGCGGTTTCGGGCTCTGGCGATTTCTCCGAATCCTCTGTTTTCGCCTTAGCCTTAGCCTTAGCCTTAGCCTTAGCCTTAGCCTTAGCCTTGGGCTGAGTCTTAGAACCCTCCCACAGCCTCCAGTTTGTATATTTGAATAGATAAGACTGGCTGTCGGATACACCACCAACTTCTTCCCACCTACCCTTTTTCTTATGCCAAATAGCTGTGTCTCTTCCGCTACTAGCGAGCTGTCCAAGAGTGTACTTCACAAAATTCTCGGTTTTGAAACCACCATTTTCTTTTGTCGGAGCTCTTCCGGGGCCAACATATTTGTAATAATTAAAATGCGGGACATCCTTCCAATCGATCGTTGTTTTCTCTGGCTCGATCGCATGCAGATATTGCTTGAGCATCTTGAGCTTTTTATTGATGTCTGCTAGCTCAGCCTTCTGCTCTTTTGTAAACTCAGTCTTTTTGGGCTCTTCCTTTGTTGCTTCGGGCTTGGCTTTAGTCTCCTCCTGCTTTACCGGCGCCTTCGTCTTGGCTGGTGCCTTTGCCTTGACCGATTGCTTGGGCGCTCCTTGATTAAGGTTTTGCTTATACTGAATAAACTTTGGGTTTAAGCCCTTCTCCTTTTCCGCAACTGCTTTTGCTGCTTTATACTCTTTAGCTAGATACTTGTGGTACTTGTCGTTATACCGCTGAATGTAGTCACCCTCTTTTTTATCTTTTGAACCTTTTGCACTTCGTTCAGCAGATTTTTTTGGTCCGAATTTAGAACCGTCCCACTCGCGATATTGTACTTTGTTACCTAAGCGGTTAATTACTACTACGATCTTGTGGGAATATTTGTAGTCTTTAGCTTGCTTAGCCCCAAGAGCTGTCGGGTTGAGAATAGCTTCCTTCGATCTTTCAAGCTCAGCAATACGGGTACTTATCGCCCCGGTTGCAAATTCTACACGCTGTTCATATTCAACAAATGCTTGGCGTACCATCTCAGCACTGGCGGCTTTTAAGCTGGATACATCAGCTAGTCCAACACCAGCAAGAGCACTCGAAAAGATAGCGCTGTCCTGCAATGCATTGAGATCCATGATCTCAGCAATGATCTGGCCATAGGAAATATCTCCTTCCTGACCGCTGGTCTCGTCTAAAAGTTTTTCCTTCGCTTCCTTAGCGCGCTTCTCAAAAGCTTTCTGGTCGAGCACAAGCTTGCTCATAGCAGTAACTTTTTCAGATACAGTCTTTAGCTTTTCGCGCTCAGCAGCATAGAATTCTTTTTGTGCTTTCTCCGCAGCTTCCCGAGTATCAAATTTTTGAGCAGGCCCGCTGCGACGAGTGCCAGGAAGTCGAGTAGTTAAAGAAAACTTACCACCACTCTCTTTAATACTTGCAGAAGGTAAAAGGTTTTGAACCTCGTTAATCCTGGATATAACGCGGTCTTCCTGAGCGACTACAGATTCGCCACGCTTTGCACGACTAGTAATCTCGCGAGCGACACCCTCCGGGGAGTCATCTTTAACCGCTTTTTCTTTTGGTAGATTTAGGGATTTTACTCTTTTGCGAGCCTCAATAACCTTTTTACCAATTCTCTTTCTTTCGGCACGGTCCTTCGAAGATTTAAACTGTTTCTCTACACTAACAAGATCACGCTCAGCATCTTTCTGTAATGCATCGACAGCATTTTCGGTCTTTGTTTTGCTCTCTTTATTTAAAAGCTGCTCGGCACCACGCTTAGCATCTTCGCCCTCAAGCTTTTTGTAAATCTCACCAGTTGCTACATCATCCCCAAGGCTAACGCGGTTATCTACGATGTTTTCTTGAACATTACCAAGCTCAGTCTCGGTATAGGCAGACATCTCAGTAGGTAGTAATTTCTTACCTAAAATCTTATTTACGCCTTCTGCGATCTTCTTTGCTTGGGCTTCTCCTTGAATACCTTTAATCGATGCAATTTTACGCATTAAGGAGTTTAAGGCTTCATCATCACCCCTCTGTTGAATAGGTGTTTGATTATCAAAGAACTGCTGAGCCATGCCCGGGCGTTCATGATAGTATTGACCAAAGCTAGGCCCGGCATCCTTAGAAAAACCATTGGGCGTAAAACCCATTTTACCAAGGATCATTTGATTAAGACCAAACTGCTGCTCTTTCGACCCACCAGTTGATTCGCCACCAGTAAACCGCTCGATCGTAGGGTGAAGGACTTTAGTTAAGAAGTTTTGATACTCTGTCTTAACCGCAGAATCAACATTGCGGCCGGCAAGAAGGCTGGCCCATTGATAAGAAAACCACTCTTCTGCGCGTACCATAGGAGTCATACGCTTTGCATTCCATGCACGATCAACCTGTGCTTTTTGAGACTCGTCAAGCTGGCTGTACTTAGCGTCGGGTACTTTTAATGTGTACTGAGAAAATGAATCTTTTTGAGCATCTACACCAACAGCTTCATAGATCTCCATAAGCTGATCCTGTGAAATCATCAGCTCGCGAGCGAGGTGACCTGCTTCGTGCAAAAATACACCTAACGGATCTTGGCCAATTTTATTGCGGTTTAAATAGATCGCATAAGTGCCAGTCTCGTTATCCTTGTGAAAGGACCCTTCCATCTCTTTATCTGCAAAGGGTGTGCGGTCAGCAACGACGAGTTTTAATTTACTCATCGCTTCAGGATTTAATGCATAGAAACGAGACATTAAATCGGTAAGCACTGCGGTCGCATTTTTCTTCTGCTCCGCATTGGCATAGTTACCCTCATTGATAACATGAGCCGCTGCTCCCTGTGCATTATTATAAGAACTAAACTGGTTTCTAAAACCCGCCAGATTTACAACACCGGTCTGTCCAGACTCAGTATTTTTTACTTCCTCATAATCAAAAGGTGTGCTGCTTAAATCGACCTTATTGGCAGGAGATACCTGATAAGCAGCGCCGGCCAAACCAGGCCCAAGACCAATAATACCTTCCGCAGCAATAGCATTGGTATCCCAAGCTTCACCAGGCTCTTTACTCCATGCCTGACCAACAAATTCACCCGCCATACCAAGTGTGGCATCGGCAGCAATATCTGCTGCGGCATTTCCGGCACGCTGGAATTTTGTAAATTTAGGAGCGGTAGCTTGAGACCTTTTCCATGCAGCTGCATCTATAAGCTTTCCTCCCTTGATCGACCCTCCTACATGGTGCATCGCTCCAGATATACGACCAGCCAGCATACCAGACATAGCATCAAATAATGCAATTGGTACACCTTTCTTAAGAGCACGATCCTTTATCTTTTCACGAACAGCTTCGTTATTCCATGCAGCGGTAAAGACCTTTGGATTTTGCCAATCTATACCAAGCTTTTGCATGCCTTCCAAAACCATGCCCGAATATTCCAACACCAAGGATGCAACACCCCAGTTTAAACGAGCGGCAACACCAGCAGATCCTAAAGCTCCACCAGGAATAGGTGTAAGTGCACCTACTGCTGCTGCAGTAGTTATTGTCTTAGCACCTGTTCTTACATAAGCAGGAAGGAAAGACGCCATAGACTCCGTAAAGAGCTCAGGGATAGCACTCGTATTTTCAAATAATAAATTACTTATCGAATCCCACAGACCTTTCGATTGATACGATTGAAACTTCTGCGATGCAGAACCGACGGGGATCTCTCCAAACTCTGTTGCAGCCTTAATGAATTTTTCGATGTCCGACTGATCAGCAGCATTGAAGAAAAAGTCGCTCGCATATTTACTCATTTCATTGAGCTTGAGACCGCGATCAACACTGTCCCCCATGCGGGCGAAAAATCCCTTCTTCTCGTTCTGCTCAACAAGCTCGTCCGTAAGCCCAAACTCTGCGGCTAACCCAATAGACTTTGTAAAGGCTTCCTGAGCCTCGTCCATTTTCTTCTTGAGAGCGGGTTTCTGATTACCCGCAAGCCACTTAATCTGAGCGTTTTCGTAATTTAAATAGGCACCACGAGTAGCCTCTAAAACTTTTGCTACCTGCAACCTTTCTTCACCACCCAATGCAAGAAAGGCTTGCTCGATCGGTACACCGCGGTACTCCTCGATGCCCATCTTTTTCATGTCGTCAATATCAAGCAGATCGACATCACTACGACTCATCCCGATCGGGCGGCCATCAAGCAATCCAGATTGTGAAAATAATATACCTTTATCCCGAAGCTGGCGCTCTCTGGCGATATGCTGCCTTCTTGATAATACGCCTTTAATATCTCCGCGCATGGCGGCAGCGACGCGCTCTCGCTGGGCTTTGCTCGATTGATTACCCTGCCCGTCATATCCAATAGCCGGATTGATCTTAGCCCGTGGATCTACGCTTTCTAAATTTTGTACCTCCCCATCATACCCGACAACAGGCTGCTCCCAGCTCATGCCGTCGAGCATTTCATTCATTTTCTTTTTGCTGCCAGGACTTTTGCCCCGCGACTTAAGAGCATCGTCCAATGCCTGCTTGGCTGGGATCGGAATACTGGTTAATTGCTCAAGGCGGCGAATCTTTTCGTTCTTATAAGTATCGGCGATCCCTTGATACTGATCCCTTTCGGCCCGAAGCCTGCGGTACTGATCCCTAAGACCATTGGGGCTGCTCCAAAGCTTGAAGTTTTGGAGGCTTTCGCCAGCGGCAATCTTCTCCTTGGACGGGCCAAAAAAGCCGTCATCCAGTTGGCTGGTTTTAAGGGTGCTAGCCTCCATCTCATCGAGCGCAGATATGTACCCATCATCGTCATCGAAATCTCCGAAACCACCCACGCTTTCAAAGAAGGGGGTGAGCTTGTTCTTCATGAAGTCGTCGTACGCAGACTTTCTCTTATTAGCTATCTCGCGGGCATCGCCGGAGTATCGACTGATATAGCTGTAGTCCTTCTTCGCACGCTCGTAGGTATCAAGCTCGTCGTCGGAGAATACATTGTAACTAGGCTCGGAAAAGTTCTGGGCGGGCTCGTAGCTCTGAGGCTGGGCGTAGCTCTGAGGAGCCTGCTGAATAGGACCTCCGAATGGCTGGTATGGTTTAGGGCTTGGTTTACTGCTAAACTTGCTAAGTCCTAAAATGTCATCGTCATCAGACCCTGGTTTGTAGTCGCCGGCTCCGAGATCTAGACCTGGAAATTGTTCAGGCATAGGATTAGTACCCTACTGGTTGTAGAAGATATTATCTAAATCGAGGAAATCTAGAGCAGGAATGTTATACTGTTTCTTACCGCTTCGGCCTCTACCTGCTCCGCCTGGATGTTTAGGAGCGTCTGGTCGGTAATCATAATTATCAAGGTCCATACGATCTATTGCAGGGATGTTGTATTGTTTTTTACCGCTTCGCCCAAAGCCGGAAGATTGCTTTCGTTGCTGCGCGCTAGGAGCATCCATTGTAGGATAGTCTTTTGTTGTTCTGGTAAGATCTACACTTGGCTCGCTTGTGGCAGGATATTTTGGAGCATCCATAGTAGGAAACTCTTTAGAGGTTCTAGTAAGCTCTACACCAGGCTCGTTGCTCACAGGCTGCTCTAAAGAAAACGGGAGCGTAGTAATAGGGTTGCGGGGCTTTGGCTTTGGCTTAGGTGCTTGCGGGATCTTAGGTCTGGGAAAAGGTACCGAATCAAGAACGGAATTAACCTCTTGGTTATTTCTGTCCAGCATGTCTTGGGAAACCATCTTTTGAGAAGGTTCAAAGGACGATACTGGTGATGATGTAGGAGGTAGCGGTTTTGGCTGGTTAAAGTCAGCGGGCATGAAAGCTTCCGCGTAATTTACTTTATTGAACGGGTTGTCTCGGACATCTCTGGCGGCTTTCTTTAAGCCTGCCATATCTCCGCCGTACTTTTTGCTGAGCTCTACTTCTCTAGCATGGTCAGTACCCAAAACAGGCCCTTCACCAAAGGGGTGTTTTCCGGTCTCTTTGATCTCAGCTCTAATATCGTCGAGCATGGCGTTATTTCTACGCTCTCTTATTTGTGCTCTATTGGGCTGATCTGGATTCATTCGAATCTGCTGGTCGCCCATATCTTCTTCGAACTTTTTAGAGCTTTCGTAACCAACTAAACCGTTTTCATCATATACTGGAACGCCCAAGCTCTTCTTGTACGCTTCGTACTTTTCGTCCGAATAAGCTCCTGCCTCGCGGCTATCGTTGTAGCGATTCCGCATATCGGCTTGTGTTTCAGCATCAAGCTCGTCGAAGGTAAGACCTGTCCTTCTGCCTGTGCGGCTTTGTGCCCAGGCTTCTTTTAAATCAGCTTCGCGGTCGTCAAATATTTTTTGGGTGCGGTCTGCCCTTCTCTGCTTGGCAATATCCTCATCTATCTTTCTTGCTGCCTGAGCATTAAGAGATTTCTCCATATTTCTGCGCTGATTCGCGGCAATGCTTTTTATTCTAGGGTCGCGAACACCACGCCCAAGGTTATCGGCCATGGCTGCAAGACCGGCAGGATTTTCCAAGTTAGGACCGTCTTCAACTTGAGCTGGATCTTTTGGGGTAGCTTGAACATCAGCTTTAGGTTCGGCTGCTTCGACAGCTTGGTCTTCTGCCGCTACCTCTACCTCTACAGGCTCAGGCTCAGGCTCCGGCGCAGCCTCAACCTTTTCCGCTTCCGCCGCTGCTTCGGCTGCTTTCTCTTCCTTACGAGCTTCGGTTCTAGCGGTTAACTCTTTGTTGGAATCGAACCCAAAAAGATCTCGAGTTCTTTTAGTTCCAGCTCTGAAGTATTCATCATCAATGATGTCAAAAAGATTATCTTTAGAGTTTGGTCTAGAAGATTTGTATTTTTGCTGAAGCTTTTTGAGCTCCTTATCCAAGGCAGTTGGCGGAAGGCCGTTATCCTTTAAATACTTTGCCGCGTCTCTAAATATGTCGTCGTTGCTAAATGTGCTGAAGTAAGTTTCGTCAAAAATATTTTTTGCGAACTCTGCTAGATATTCTTCGCGGGTTTTCTCTGCCATAGCGAAAGGGTAGATCCGGGCAATTATGGTCTCAACCGCTTGTAATTCTTCTTCAATGCATTGAGAGGCACGCGCATGAACCCATCGGGGCATAACATGCTTGGATTTTTATGCAGCATGCGATTACTAATCTTCTTCTTTTTAGGCAGTTTGTATGTCGTTGCGCTATCAATGTTATATAATGCGATAGCGGCCGCGAGGACATGGTCATCATGGTGGCCAGGAGCAGCTTCGGGCTTGCCCCGATCATTTATGATAAATGTTTTCATCTCGCGCAAAACATCCTCATCCGGGATATCCAAATTTTCTTCAATTAATTCAGCGGCCAAATGATCGATCACGGTCTTTCGAGTAATTTTATCGGTACTCCACCCAAAGCTTTTTTCCACCATGCCCATGGAATCATTGTATTTCCGTCTGCGATAGACAGATAATCCCATATCGAGCAGATATTTTAGCAGGGCGAGGCCAGAATTATTAACCTCCGGGATAACAAACGCATTGCCGTACCAGCGAGCCGCAGCTTCGACCTCGTGAGCAAGTATACCAATGTCCAAGCGACTATGGTGCAAGGCGACCAAGCGCGGGACATGCCAGTTACCATGCCAGTCCTCAAAAGGCGCTTTCCAAACCTGTACAGAATGGTAATCAGGATCGGCGGCTAATCCCTGTGTCTGCTGGTCCTCCCCGGTGCATGTATCAACAGAGATTAAATATTTAGAATCGTACTCAGGCTCCTCGTATACTTTCCACTCACCCGCTTTATCAGGACGAAAACTACTACTCTTCCCGTCTGCTTGGACAGCAAGGGAGCCCATTTGGTATCGAACATCCGCACTGGCCTTGAGCATCTTATCCAAATTCGCAGTATGAAACCTTGGGCGGGAGGACATTAAAAAACATTCCTCCGGATCGCTCGGATACTCCTGGCGAAATTTGCTAATGTCCCCATTGCATTTGTCCTGAAGAACCCGGCGACGCCAATGCAATTGCTCGTAGTTTACATCAAATCGCTCCATCTCAGACTTCTCATCCTCCGTCATAGTATCGATGAAGTCCTGCTTATGATCATCCGATTCAAACGGAACAACAGAATCCTCAAATTCAAACCAGGCAGCAAAAATCTTAGCCCATTCATTGTCCTGCACCCAGGTACGATAAAACCAACCGGCAGGGCCATTAGGCGTAGAATCCGCGACAACCAAGGATAAATTGTCCCCGTCATATAAACTCTGCAAATATCCAAGAGCAGGGTCTCTTTCTCCCTGCATAGGCCAGAATGCAACCTCAGTCATGTTACCAACCTGAATGGTACCAGATCTTCCCGCATTTTTAGATCCAGCGGTTTCCTTACCATATTGGCTACCGCTCCTTAATTTGATCAAATCAACCAAGGACCCACCATCCAATACGCTACCCGACCCGTCTGGTTCCCATGGGAATAAATCATTCTCAGCATATCGACGATAGATCTCGAAAACCTTGTCCGATGTGCCACTGATATCACCCATCAATGATCCAGCAAGAGTCGCATGCTTGCGCATATGGTGATATGTCAAAGCCTGAGCACAGGTACTCGCACCCTTTTGCCGTGGTTTCAATATGATCATCTTGCACGGTTTATCCTCGATCTGGCACTTTCGATAATGCGCGAACATTCGCTTCTGCAAAGTATTCGGCTTGGGCTTGATATCCCTACCCCGCTTGTCCTTGATTACCGCAAATGTACTGAACCAGACCTCAGGATCGATACGAATAAGATCCTCAAGCTGTTTAGTTTTATCCTCGGTCACAAACCTAGCACTTCCACCTGCGACGGGCGGCTTTACCACGCTCACCAGTCCAGCTCTTGCTCCTTGCGCAAAATGCTTTGCGACGCTTAGCCGCTTTACTACCCTTCTTGACCTTGCCAGTGACAGCAGTCTTGAGCTTGGACCCAGGATTAGCCTTTCGATATGCGGCAACACCCTTTTTGGTCATGCCCGCCCCAGCTTTGACAGTCCTATAATTAGCTCCTTTGCCCTTCGTAGTCTTCCTAATGGGCTTACTCGGTTTTCTTTTTGCTGGCATTTCTATCTCCCTCTCTTGCTTCCTTTTTTCGGTACGCAATTAGGCACCTTCCGGCCACCTTTACTCTTCATACCAATAGCTTGGTAGCCTTTCCAACAAGGCCCCTTCTTAGATGCTGTACTTTTTTTACCTTTAGGTTTTCTTGCTGGCACGGTTCATCCTCCTCGCTTTTGCCTGACGAATAAAAATCTGTTCGTCAGAATTAATAAATTTTATGGCCGATAGGTCGTACATCTATCGATGAGGAATAGGGTTTTGCTTGAGTTCTTCAGTTGCTTTTTCTGCGGCTTTTTTAGCAACTTCCTCGGCTTTTTTGCGTTCTTCAGGAGTTCCACATCGTTGACACACGCAAAACTTAATAGCCGGCTCCATCTCTGCCCCTGTATCGGTATCTTTTTCGCTCATCAGTCCTCGTCTATCTCGTCCAAATCGAAATCCATCTCGAATTCGATCTCGGTGTCGCAAAAGCGCTCGACCACGCGTAATGCAATCTCGCCCATCTCGACCTCATCAATGTCAGACTCCTCCCACCAACGGACAAATACCGCGGAGAGCTCATTTTCAAATTGTTTTTCAGGTTTCATTGTTAGTTGGTTCCAGAAATAAGTTCTCTTGAAGGATGTTGCCCAGTACCGAACTTTCGCAATGCGTTGGAAGTTCTCTCCATACGAGGACGAATACCCGCTCTGCCCCTGGCTTCCGCGTTTCTATACTCGTCATTGTCCAAAAACTCATCTGCAGCTTTTTCGAACTCACCCTTGTTTATTAACTCAAGAGTTTTTGGGCTTCCGCCAAGGCTACCACGGTAATGGGATGAGGCCAAAGGTACTTGGAGCTCAGGTGGGAAGGCTTCGAACGCAGGCATTAGTCTTTTTAACTCCGGCTCGCGCACATTAATGTCGTCTTTAAGCAGTGCACCAGCTTCATGCTCAGTCATTTTTGCTCCAGGTTTTGCGTAAGATCCAGTATGACCGTGCCCAATAGTTGGTACATCCCCGGGGGTGGGTATCTCTGTTTCAGGACTAAACCCTTCGTGCTTTTTTAGCTCGTGATGCAGTTGACGCTGCCATTCCGGGGTGTCTCGGACAGATCGTTTCGGAGAGTTAGCAAATAACTCCTCTATTTCGTACTCATTCGTCATTTTCCAACAAAATAGGCTCGTTTTCGACCGATTCTGCGTAAACATCGACGATTTCGTTCAAATCCATGCCAGAACTGCGAAATCTGGACAGAATATCGGCGGTGCTGACCTCTCTGGAGGTGTCTTTCGAGACAGTAATTTCGGCTCTGGTGGCCGGTTTTCCGAATCCGTACTCTAAAAGCAGTTTTGCAGCGGTGATTCGGACAGTATGACTGGGGACTTCTTCGTATTCTACACCTCTTTGACCGTCTTCACGGCTTCTACGAACTGTTTGTTTGGCCTTAAGCCCGTCACGAAGTGCTGCAACTGCTGCTTCGAAGTCATCGTCGTGGATGAACTTGTGCACATCTTCACGCAATCTAGTAGTTTGTTTATTTGCCATACGCTAAAAGGAGTCCTCTTTGCGTTACAATGTACAATTTAGGTACCCGGGGGGCTAGCGGTTGCTTATGGCGTAAACATATCAAACCGGGCATGTTTAAATTTTTCTTCTTTTTCGGCAGGTCCCGAGGAAAGCGGCCCGAAAAGATTGTTTTTTATTTCTGTGATTGATAGTCGAGTGCGAGTGGTAGTGATAGTTGGTACCCGGCGGGAGGTGGGGGGTGCATAGCACCGGCCATCGACAGAGGGGTCCGACTATAAGTACGAGTAGGAGTCGACCGAGGGTACAAAGACGATACACTTTAGTGGATCGCCTGCGGTAACCGACTAGTAGTCAACGACTTAGCGTAGGTGACACACTAGATTCGGAATCCAGTGACGGTTGAGGAGGTCAAGAGACGAGCGTGCGAGTCCCTTGATCCCTCAGAGTCTGGATGCAGA